GAACAGATAACTACGTTACCTTTCCCTCTACGTGTATCTTGTGCAATAGCATTCGCATCTCTTTCGAGTTGGAACATTAGGCCTTTGAACTTTTCAACACTCCAACGACCGTTAGAATCTGTGTCTAAGTCAAAGATTCCTGAGTTAGTTGTGTTTACTGTAGCACCTTTTTTAGATTTGATGTAAATTGTTCTTACAACTTCTCTGTTGATCTCAGCAAGAATTTCAGCAGATAGAATATTTGCTAATTCTGTTTCTGCATCTAAACCGTGAATTGCTTTAAGGTCTTGTGCGAGTTCCATTGTGTACTCTGCTTTTAATGCACGTGATCTTGCAGTTACAGTTGTCTTCTCGATTGAGAAAGCCATTTCTGCAAAAGCGTTTCCACTTGCATCACCTAAAGCTTCACCGTATGCTGTAGTCATACCTCTACCTCTTTGATATGTACCAGCAGATGAATCGTTCAATACAGCTGGGTTAGAACCAGTGTGTATTGTACCTGCAGTAAGATCAGCAGTAGATGATGATGTTGCATTTCTTGATGAAAAGTCTGTGTCTGCCTCGTTAAATAACGCTTCAGTACCTGACTGACTTGCATATCTGCTCTTCATAGCGAAGATAAGACCGGTTGGACCAGTCATTGGTTGTACACCACAGATGTCGTATGCAATTAAGTTAGGCATAGAACGTCTAACGAGAGAAATTAGAATTGGATCCCAATTCGCAATAGCTGAACCTGTTGCGTTAGTAGGTGCAGCTTCACCAAGGAATGCTTTGTCTTCGTTTAAAGCTTTCTCTTGGTTTTCGAGGATGACAGTTGTTACAGCTCTTCTGTAAGCATCTTTGATCTCAGGAAGATCGGTGTGCTCAAGAACTGGTTGCCACTTCTCTTGTAATGATTCTGATAGAAACATTTGTTCTCTCCTTGTTTACTTTCTTTAATATAGCTTTTTTGCTTTTGTTCTTGAGATAGCGGCTGTATATGCTGACATAGGACCAGTCATATCAATCTGTCCGCCCTCGGCGTCATTGGTCTCAGTAACGTTATTCTGTGCTTTTTCTTTTACGAAATAAGATTCTTTAATAGTTTCTAATTTCTCTTTGTAAGAATCAGCATTTTCATATTCGATACTTTCTACCAAACCCTTAAACTTCTCCTTCTCAGAATCAGCAAGTGAATCTGAAACGGATTCAAAGATAGATGATTTAGTTTGTTCACCTACTTCTTTATTCAGTTCAACGATTTTTGAAGTTGCTTCATTTAACTTTCCTTTGAGTTCGTCAATCTCAGTTGCCTGAGATTCTAGTACGTTGTACTTCTCATCTGGAATGTCAATGTAGTGATCTTCAAATAATTGTTTTAGACCTGTAATAAAGTCTTCAGCGATTTCACCTTTTACGCCTTTTTCAATAGCAAGTTCGTTTTCTTTCATCCATTCCTCAACCACATAGTTAAGGTAAGAATCAACTTTTTCTGTTAACTCAGATTTAGCTGTTTCTTTGGCTTCTTCTAAATTCTTAGCAAATTCTTCTTCTAGTCTGTCGATCTCTGCACCAACTTTTGATTTGATAGCAGCTTCGAAGATAGTAGCAGCTTTTGTTTTGAATTCCTCTGAAAGATTGTCTTCGCCATTGATTAAAGCATCAACATCTTCTTTGACGTTAATCTCTTTAATTTTATCTTTAGCAGTTTCTTCTGCTTCAGCATCTTTTGATTTTTCTGCGAGTTTCTCGCCTTCATGGTCAACTTGGTCGCCAGCGGCAATAGATTCTTTAGGTGGTTTAATACTTGAAGAACCTTGAGAAACAGGAGCAGAATCACCTTTGTCAGCTTTAGCATTCTGTTGATCCTTCGTAGGCTTAACATCTTTTGAGTAATCTTTCTTAGGTGCGTCTGGTGAAACCACCGCCGGACCTGTGTCTGTTACTTCGCCTGATGCTTTAGCAATATGTGAAGGTTCTGGAGCAACTGCCTTTTTAGTAGGTTCGTTAGCTGCAGCTTCAGCAACTTCTTGTGTCGCCACTGCTTCTAACTCCTCTAACTTTTGTTCTACTTCTGACATTAACTCTCTCCTTATTAATTCGAATTAATAATATAATATTTATAAATATTACAATTTTGAAAGAAAAGATTTAAACACAGCAGCTTGTTTTTCTGCGAGTTCTACTCTCTTTGCTCTCTCAATTGTATTCTTCATTTCGTGTATATCGACTTCTCGTATAACACCATTGTCCCAAACCCATTCTTTACCTTCCATAATACCTTGTACAAAGGCATCTGGAGCAGAAGGATCTGCGACTATGTCTGCGGCTGTCGCTAAGTAAAAATCACTTTTTACATAGTTTGAACCGCCTCTATTCTCCAGCGACCCCATGCCTCTGGAAGAAACTCCTAATTTTGCACCCTCGTCTATTAAATTCTTCACAATCTTTCCATAAGGGGTGTCCATAATCTTTGCTTCACCAATAAAATTCTTACCTTCCGGTGTTAAACTGGTGATCATGTGTGATACACGTTCTAAGTTGACAGTTGGTCCGTCAGGATGACCTAGTTCGCCAAAAGCACGTCTTGCTTCTACGAACTCTTTGTTGTAACGTTTTACTTCTTTATGAAGTGTTTCCATTGGATAGACACGACCATTGCGATTCTTCATATCTGCCTGCATGAAGATGCCTCGTATCTTGTAATTCTTTTTGCCGTTATCTGCTTCTTCTATGATGTATTCAGCAGATGATACTTCTTCCGTAATAAGTTTCATTTTTATTTACCTAGTAATTATTTATAACTTTTTGTGCTTTAAAACTAAGCATTATACGCAACTTTTGTACTTTTTGAAGTTGCACAAGTTATCTCTTCCGTAGGGTTTTTCTCTATTAATACGGTTTCATTTGCACCAATATAGACTGATCCTACAATTGCGCCACCACCTGCAAGTCTTAGTGTTAATGTTGCAGCTGCTGTACAGTGAACACGCACTAGTGTTGCTTCACCAATGTTGTTTGCACTTGCATTATCTACGTTAGAACCTAAAAGTTTTAGTTTCATTTATCTCTCCTTAAATGTGTGCTGACTTATCACCATAAGAGATGAAGTCGTCAATAACTTTGTCTAGTTGTCTTTTTGCAGGAGATTTAGCAATTGCTTTACCCATTTTATCTAGGTCAAGGACTCCTTTTTTATCAAGAGCATAATTAAACACTTTGTCTATCTCTGCTTTCATGCGTGGAGATAATTTTGTGTACGCTCTTGTTTTCTTATAACCGTCTTTCTTCTCAGCTATCTGATTCAGTATTTGTGTGAACGCTATCGGCATCAGTTGTTTCTCCTGTTCCTACGAAAGTTTTCGCAAGGTCTTTTCTTCTATCATCTAATGCAGTTCCAACTTTATCAACTAGTGCTGATTTGAATTGTGTTTCTGCTTCGATGTGATCGTCTTTATCTAAAGCATCAATCATATTTTTTACTGTTTCACTCATTGCTTACTCCTTAATAATTGTTTTGTGCATCATCATTGTATGGATCTTTGATAATGCCATCATCAATTTCTTTTTTAATTTGTTCTCTTTGTTTTTCGATTTCATTATCTGTCATTCGTAAAACACTTTTAAGAACATAGTCCATAGAAAAAACTTTTCCTACCATTTGATTATTGAACAATTCTTGCGCCTGCATTAATCTTGAGCCACGAATTTCTTGTTCTTTCATTTCTGAAAAATATCCATCTTGTATGAAATCATACTTAATATAATCTGCTGTACTATTCCAATCATCTTCACTCACAATACCTTTTAGAATTAATTGTGTTTTCAGAATATCAGAAAATAAATGAATAAATTTCTTTCTTAATCTTTGAATGTACTTTGTAAATTTAATTTCATCACGTGATATTTCTGCAGCCTTACCTAATTGTAAACCACCAGATGCTTCACTATCTAAACGTGAATAAGGTACATTTAATGATTGATATAATTTCTTTTGAAAGAATTTGATATCATCTATCTCACCAAGATTATTTCCACCAGGTAGTGTTGTAATCTCGGTTCCTCGACCACCTTCACGTCTTGGTAACCAGAAATCTTCTAACATAGACATATACTGTCGATCATCTCTAATTTCACCAGTCGATGCATCGTAAACTAATTTGTTTCGATAACGATTCATTACATCTTTTAAATACTGTTCTGCCTTAATCTTTGGTAGATTACCGACATCAATATAGAAAATTCTTCTTTCAGGTGCTCTACTAATACGATAGATAACAAGAGCATCTTCAATCATGCGTAACTGATTAACAGGTTTAATTGCCTTGTGTAGATGTGACATTACAATATTTTGTTGTTGATCTACTAAACCTGAAGGACAATATGCAATCGCATCTTTATGAATACGAATACCACCTGTGTTCATTGAACCACCTACACCCTTTTCGTTGTACACATAATATTCTTTGTACTCCATTGGGTCTGGTGCGTTACCAGGCATCTTAATAGGTCCGTCTTTCTTTTTAATTTCTCTAATCTTTTTAATTTTACGAGGATCGATGTATCGTAATTCTCTGATACCATCTTTAGGATTCTTTGGGTCGATAACTTTATGATAATACATACGACCATCAACATACCAACGTCTGAATATGTCGTGTCCTTTTTCTTCGAACTCTAAGATGCGTAACACTTCATCAAATTCTTTTGCAATCTTTTTCTTTAAGTCGTTTGAAAATGTTTTGATACGATCTAAGTTTAGTCGAACAGGAGGTTCAATTTCGTCTGATACGATTGCCTCGTTTACGATATCTTCTACAGCCGCATCACACTCTGGTTGCATTGCGACTTCTCTATATCGTCTAATTAAATCTGCTTCATCACGGATCTTACCTTCAATATCAAGGTAATGCCCGATGTGTCCACCACCACCGATGACCGTTTGTGAACCGTCATCAACGGAAGGCAACGTAAAGTCTTGGGACGTTGCCTTCTCGTCTTTCTTTCGGGTAATAGAAAATCCAAATAATTCTGCCATACTATTATTTATACCCTCTTTTTAACTACTATTTTAAGTAGTTGTGTTTGATTCCCAATACTGATATCTCCAAGTACAGGCAAATTCTTCAATTCCTGCAGCTTGGTCGTAATTAAGATCGATTTGTGCTAGAGTTATTGGAAACATACCTCTAAATGTATATGATTTAATAGTATTACCATTTCTGTCTAAATGATCTACAAATGCGTCAACTTGATAATCAGTTGGATTTGTTAGACCTTCGTTATCAGAATGATTATTGATACCATTAGACCATCTCTCAATCGCATTACGGATTAAAAAATCAGTATCATTAAGTATTGTTGTATCCCAAGTTTGAAATGTTCTGTCACCAGCAACATAAAGATTTCTTCCTCTGAAAGGAATAGTAATCTCTGCTACCTCTGAACTTGGTAAAGTAGTTGCACGACATAAAAATGCCATACTTTCTGTTTCACCACCTACAGCAGCAAATCCTGGGAAAGGCATTGTCACTTTGAACTGATTAGCTCTTGCACCGCCGCCTTTAAGTTTAGAAACGAAATCTGAAATGTTTGCCATGATTATGCTCCTACGACTTCACTGAACGCAACGCCAGTTCTTGTTGCAACAAAGTTAAGTTTGATAAAGTTGATACTTCTTGCAGGTTTTACAAAGATGTCTGCAACAAATTCATTTCTATCAATAACGTCTGCCGTGTTATTTGTTTCATCACATACTACTGAGAAGTCTGTGATGCCTCTACGACCTTGTACATCTCTTAGGAAAGGTTCTACTAGATTTCTAAATTGTGCTCTTGTGAACTCATCGTTGAACTCAAAGAGTTGAAATTTAGATGCAGTAGATACTGCCTTTTCTAAAGTGATGAAAAGTCTTCTTACATTGATTCGATCAAATGCACTTGGTTTAGATAATGCAGTCTTATCACCAAACAATACAATACCTTGACCAGGGAATGAAGTTACAGGATTTACTCTTTTTCTGTAAAGAATATCTCTCTGTGCCTGTGTAGGATTGTATGCAAGTTTTAATGCACCACGAATCTGACCTCTGTTGAAACCACCTGGTGAATACCAAGGATCTGCAACTAGATCAGTTCTTGCACATAGACCAGCAATATCACCATTCAATGGAACATATCTGTAAACATCATTATACTTATCGTATTGATATTTGTAACCTGAATCGATTACAGCATATGAACTTGAAGGTAAACCATCAGCAAAAGCAACTACGTTTTCTGTTTGTGCGATAGGATCAGATACATTCACAACATCTGCACGTGCAGGTGATACGAAAGCAACGCAATCTTTTCTTGTTTCTGCAAGATCAATTAACATTGTTGCCTTTGTGTCGCCAGTTGCATCTGCGTTTGTTTGTGAAGGACCACCAATGATAAAGTTAACATCTACTGATTCAGTGTCAGCAAACTTATCATATGCTAGTTCTAATTCACCATCAGTTGGTACGTTATCATCAGTACCACCAGAAAGTGATGTACTGAAAACAGTTTGTGAATTTGTGCCTGTGTTATCGAATGTATTGTTTACAACACTTGCACCAGCACCTGATAGTGTAGTTTCGTGATCCATCCAATAGATGTGTTCTGAACTATTGTATAAAACATCTACGTAATAGTTTGTTCCGCCTTGAGCGTTTTTCGCATCTGAACCTTGAGATAAACCTTCGTATTTCTCTAAGATTGATCCTGCAACGCCAGTGATACCACCGTCTTCGTCAACAACAACGATATGAAGTTCATCATTTGAACCACCATTGTCTGAAGCGTATTGTGATGTTCCTGGAGCAGTATCAAAGAGATAGAAATATTCCCAACGTCTTTTGATGTATGCATTGTCTGCCACAGCATCTTTTAAACCTGTCTGACCGCCTGATAATCCACTTTCAACGTTAGTGTTTACTCTTGCGATTGTCAAGGTGTTAGAAGAAATTGCAGTAACTTTATAATACTCACCAGAAGGTGAAGCGTTAAAGTTTCCACTTGTATCGCCGAACTCTAGTAAGTCGCCTACATTGAAAGCAGTTCCATCATCAACAGTAATTGAAGTTGCACCTTTTGAAGCAGATGCAGCTGTTAAGTTACTTGCGGATAATGTTTGTTCAAATGCAGTAGAATTTGTACACATAGATACCTTGAGGTTGTTACCCCAAGCGCCAGCAGTTCTTGCAGCCCAACTTCCTGATGAGCCTGAACCGTCAGCATAATTGTTAGTATAGTGGTCTGTGTTTTTGATTTGTACACCTACTCCGCCACTAGCGGCGTTTAGGTTTCCAGTCACAGCTCTGACCACTCTTAATGCGTTTCCGTACTGTAGAAAGTTGGTTGCACTAAAAAAATACTCGAATGTGTTGCTGTCTGGTTTACCAAACGTTTCAACATATTCTTGTTCACTTGAGATCGCAACGATCTCATCCATCGGCCCTTTTTCACTAACAACAGAGATGCCTGCAATTGATGTAGCTACGGCAGGTACTACGTTTGTTAGATCCTTTTCAGTTACGAGAACACCGGGTGATACTAAAAATGCCATTGTCT